GAAGAGAACGAGGAAGAGTACGCGCCTCGTAAACGGGAGTACTACTGATGGCTTTGCCACCTCGCCCAATGGGCTCACTCGTAGATTCAGCCATGGCATCCGCTGGTGGTGCGATGGACTCGTCTGCGGTTGACGTCCCTGTGATGACGCCTGAAACCTTTGAGGGCGGCGCGTCTGTCACTGAGGACGGCCAAGGCGGCGCGATCGTTCAAGCGCTGGCTGCGGCGATGGAAGAGATGAGCCAGGAAGAGCTGATCCCGCACAACGCGAACCTAGCTGAGTACTTGGACGACGGATACCTCGGGGAGCTTTCGAGTGAACTGCAGGCTGCTTATGAGGACGATCTGTCCTCCCGCTCCGAATGGGAAGAGGGCTACACCAAGGGCCTAGATCAGCTGGGCGTGAACTACCAAGAGCGCAGCACGCCTTTTGAGGGCGCGTCCGGCGTGACGCATCCGCTCATCTCAGAAAGCGTGACCCAGTTCCAAGCGCAGGCGTACAAGGAATTGCTTCCGGCTGGCGGCCCAGTTCAAACGCAGGTTATGGGTGTGCAAGACCAGGCGCGCGAGGACCAAGCTTCGCGGGTCAAGCATTACATGAACTACCAGATCACTGAGATCATGGAAGAGTATGATCCGGACATGGATCAGCTGCTGTTCTATCTCCCGCTGTCTGGCTCGACGTTCAAGAAGGTCTACTTCGACGAAGCCCGCCAGCGTGCGGTCTCGAAGTTTGTTCCGGCTCAGGATCTGGTTGTCCCGTACTCGGCCTCTGACCTACAGACGGCGTCGCGGATCACGCATGTGCTGCGGATGGACGCCAACGAGGTGCGCAAGCTCCAAGTTGCGGGGTTCTACCGCGACGTTGAGTTGACCAGCTACGAAGGCGGCCCGGACACTGTCCGTGAAAAGGTCGACGAGATCCAAGGTACGAGCAAATCGTACACAGACGATGTGTACACACTTCTGGAGATGCATGTTGATCTGGACCTTGACGGGTTCGAGGACATGGACCCAGAGGGTGAGCCAACTGGGATCCAGTTGCCCTACATCGTAACGATAGACGAGGGCTCTAGCCAAGTTTTGTCGATCCGCCGGAACTTCGACGAGAACTCGGACCTAGCGCGCAAGCGGCATTACTTCGTGCATTACAAGTTCATGCCCGGCCTCGGCTTTTACGGGTTCGGCCTGATCCACATGATCGGCGGCCTGGGCCGTGCGGCGACCAGCATCTTGCGTCAACTTATTGACGCCGGCACGCTGGCTAACCTGCCTGCCGGGTTTAAGGCCCGTGGTGTGCGTGTCCGCAACAACGACGAGCCTTTGCAGCCGGGCGAGTGGCGCGATATTGACACCCCCGGAGGTAGCATCCGGGACTCGATTATTCCGCTGCCGTACAAGGAGCCTTCGGCTACGCTGGTTCAGCTGCTTGGTGCGTTGATCGAGGGCGGGCGGCGCTTTGTTTCGCTGGCGGACCAGCAGACCGGCAACATGAACCAAGAGGCGCCGGTAGGCACCACGGTTGCGCTGCTCGAGCGCGGCATGAAGGTGATGTCGGCGATCCACAAGCGCCTACATTACGCGCAGAAGTCTGAATTCCGGATTTTGGCGCGCATTTTTGCTGAAAACCTGCCGCCGGAGTACCCGTACGACGTGGCGGGCGCCCAGCGCACCATCAAGGCCGAGGATTTTGACGGCCGCGTGGATGTCATCCCTGTCTCGGACCCGAACATCTTTTCGATGGCGCAGCGAGTCACGCTGGCACAGACGCAGCTCCAGTTGGCGCAGTCCAACCCGCAGATGCACAACCTGCATGCAGCGTACCGCCGGATGTATCAGGCCCTCGAGGTCCAGAACATCGAAGAGCTTTTGCCTCCTCCGCCGCAGCCTCAGCCGCTGGACCCTGCGGTTGAGAATGCGCGGGCGCTTATGGGCGAGATCCTGAACACCTTCCCGGATCAGGACCACGACGCTCACATGCAGCTTCACATGATGTTCATGAAGACCCCGCTGGTGACGACCTCTCCGCAGGTCATGGGCACGTTCTACGCCCACATCATGGAGCACGCCTCGCAGAAGGCGCGGCAGATGGTTATGCAGGAGATCCAAGGCCTGATTGGGCAGCTTCAAATGTTGGCCCAAACGGGGGGCGTCGACCCCATGGCGGCGCAAGCGCAGATCATGGAAGTGCAGATGCAAATGCAGAACCCAGCCGAGATCGAGAAGCTCGTGTCGATGCAGCTTATGCAGATCATGCAGCAGGTTATTTCCGAGCTTGTCCCAACGGGCCAAGATCCGATGTCCGACCCGCTGGTTCAAATCCGCATGCAGGAGCTGGGCATCAAGCAGCAGGAGCTGCAGCGCAAGACCACCGAGGACCAAGCGCAGATCGCCATGGAGGCTGCGAAGATGCAGCAGCGCGCAGCTACAGATGCTGCCCGGCTCGAGAGCCAAGAAGAGATCGCCGAGGATCGCACTGCGGTCAACCGCGAGCGCATCGAGGTGCAACGCCAGAACGCAATCATGAGGAATCAAAATGCCCCTCAAGGACGGTAAATCGCAGGATGTTATCGGCGCCAACATCCGCACGGAGATGGGCGCGGGTAGACCACAGGACCAAGCCGTAGCCATTGCTCTGTCAAAAGCAGGGCAGAAAAAGATGGCGAAAGGTGGTATGGTCCAATCACGCTTTAGCTCTTCGCCACGAGCCAACGTTTTCAAAGGAGTTTTCTGATGCGCAAGTATTCGCAACGAAGCTTAAACAGCCTTCGTGGCGTTCATCCGGATCTACGCCGAGTCATCGACCGAGCGCTGCAGGACTCGCCTCTCGACTTCGTAGTGATCGAGGGGCTCCGCACTCTCAAGCGGCAGAAAGAGCTAAAGGCTTCGGGCGCCTCTCAGACTTTGGACAGCCGGCATATCACCGGGCATGCGGTAGACCTACTACCGGTTGGCCCCGGCGGCCCGGCGTTCGACTGGCCCCTGTATGACCAGCTTGGCCCTGCGGTCAAAGACGCCGCGGAAAAAGAGGGCGTTACACTTACTTGGGGCGGCGACTGGAAAAGTTTTAGGGACGGGCCTCACTTTGAGCTGGACCGAGCTGCCTACCCTGCAGCCGACTGGACCACGGGCGACAAACCTCCTGTTCCGCGGAAAAGTGTAACCCAGTCCACCACCGTGCAGGCTTCGGCCGTGCAGATCGCCTCGGGCGCTGGGGCGGCGTTCAGTTCGCTGGCCATGTTGGACGGCAGTGCCCAGTTAATTGCACTCGGCTTCGCTGGGGTCGTCATTCTCATGGGCCTTTGGGTCATGCGTGAGCGGGTCCGCAAGTGGGCGGACGGGGCACGCTGATGCTTTCTCGCCTCCAACTCTATTTACTCATCGGCGCCGCGTTTGTTCTTGGCGTTCTTGGCATATACGCCAGAGGCGTACAGCTCGGCATTGATCGGGCTCGCCAGAAGGTTGACAGGCAGCGCCTTAAAAACTTCCGCACCGCCCTGGAGGTCGAAAATGAAATTGAAATACTGGATGACACCCATCTTGCTGATCGGGCTAATGAGTGGGTGCGCAAAAAGTGACGGCTACTGCGATATAGCTTCGCCGCTGTATTTTGATACCGACGAGACGGTCTCGTGGCTGCTGCGGAATGACAGGACACTTTTGGTGGACATCACCGTGCACAACGAAACCACCAAAAGAATATGTGGTGTATCACGCGATTGAGATTTACGTTACACTGCGCCAACGTTTTCAAAGGAGTTTTCTGAGATGAAGCCCACCAAGAAGAAGAACCGCCCGAAGCCGTACGACGAGATGTCTACGACAGGTGCGATGACAGGCCCCAACCCTGTTGAGCGCTCGTATCGCCCGATTGCGCGCCCCGACCGCACTGAAGGGCGCGGGATGCGGGAGCTGGAAGAACGCAGCCTGCGCTCTCAAGAGCGCGAGTCGCGAGATCTTGAGGACTTTGGCGGGGCCAAGAAGTTCGCAGACGGCGGCGAGGTCCGTGGATGCAGCGGTTCTCAGATGTCCGGTAAAGGCTTTCGAGGAGACTTCTAATGACTACGATCGTCATCAGCCTCCTCCCTGATGGGGCCATCCCTGTCGACGAGTACGAAGAGACAGAGGAGGGCAACAGCTGCCCTCTTCCCACGCAGGACGAAGACCTGAACGCCGAGAACCGCCAAGCTGCAGTTGACGAGGCGGACTACCGCGAGCCGAATACGGGCTCGTCCTTCGACATGGATCAGGTGTGCGGTAACTGCGCAGCGTACAACCAGACCGAGGAAATCCTCGAGTGCCTTGGGCTCGACGACGACATGGAAAGCCCTCCGCTTGGCTACTGCCAGATCTACAAGTTTGTCTGCGCAGCAGAGAACACCTGTGATTCTTGGGCCGAGGGCGGCCCGATGGTGTCCGAATCGCAGGAAAAGTTCCGGGATATCCTTTGATGGATGTTGTTGACTTCGCCCGGCACGTGTACAAAAGATTACGAGAGCGCGAGCAAAGTGTTGCGGATGCTCTTGCAAGTGGTGCTGCCAAAGACTGGGAGCAGTACCAATCCTTGGTAGGTGAGATACGGGGCCTCACTTACGCACGGGAAGAGTTCAGAGCCCTGCTGGAGAAAAACGCAGACGATGTCGAAGACTTTATATCTTCCTGAACATCTCGCGCAGAAATTGAATACGGACCGAACGTCGTCAGACGTCCCGTCCAGTTCTTTGGACCGCGCGTATGTGGAACAAAAAGATCGGGTCCTGGACCCATCCCTCATTGAAAAACCGTTATTAGACCGCCTCCCGCAGCCAACTGGCTGGCGGGTTTTGGTCATGCCATACCAAGGGAAAGCTCAGACCACTGGTGGCCTGTACGTCCCGGACGAGGTTCGAGAACGCGAATCGGTGGCAACCACTGTGGCCTACGTGTTGAAGGTCGGGCCGCTGGCCTACAAAGACCCCAACAAGTTCGGCCCTGATCCCACGCCGTGGTGCGTGGAAGGGCAGTGGGTATGCATCGGCCGCTACTCCGGATCGAGGTTCAAGATCGACGGTGGAGAGGTCCGCATCATCAACGATGATGAGGTCATTTCCACGATCATTGAGCCAGACGACATCAAGCAGGTTTGAGGATAGACACATGACTGAGGAAAACCAAGAGATCGAGACCGAAGCTCTTGTACAAGATCCTGTACAAGAAGAGCGGATCGAAGCACCGAAGGCCGAGACTGGTTCTGAAGACGAGCTGGGCGACTACAGCAAAAACGTCCAGAGCCGGATCAA